CACCTGCATTTCCATCAGCCGACAAATCGGCCCACATCTCCACGGACAGATTTGCGGGATGCAATATCGCGTTATGGGGTACTTCAATGTATTGTGAACTTGCGCGCACAAACTGCCGCGCGTAGGCGAAGGGCATCCCGGCCACAGGCACGACGGTCGTGCCGTTGTTCGTTCCCGTCAATCCGTTTGGCCCCACGTCCACGGCATTGCCGCCTGCCGCCTCGTCCAGCCGCCAGAGGCCGATGGTGCCATTATCGGGGATCATTCTTCTAGACATTAATATCCTTTAAGTTGGATCTTCAGTACAATCAAACAAAAAATTACTATTTGCATTCACACGAATAGGTAAAGCAATATCTACATTTGGACTATGGCTTCCTAAATATCTGAATATATAAAGTGCATCCTTTTGAATCGATGCAATTTCTCTTACAAAATGTGATGCAGTAGAAAATATTGTATATTCTTGTCCTGCTCCTGCTCTCATTTTCATTTTGCGTTCGCGCTCATAAACATATAACGGTAATGAATAGGCTCGATTAACAGAAGGAGCGTTACCTTCTGTTAATATAGTTGGAGATAAAACAATTTCTCTATCTTCAAAGTTATATATGAAATATTTTAAATAATCCTTAGTCTTATAAAAGAAAATAACTTCATTTGGAGTTAAGCCTTCTATAATACTAAAGTTTAATATATAATCTGTTACATTCATTATCATGAAATCATTACCATATTCATCACTATTACTTCTAGCAATAAAATATGTACCTTGCGTTAATTCAGATAACCAGATTGCAAATGATTGAGCTAAACCACTACAATAAACGGCTCGAATAAGCCGAGCACTGTTCTGCATAGAAAAAATTTGTGGGTCTGTTAGTGCCAAGATAATCTCCCAATCAAGCAAATTCTAAAGTAAAATAAACAACGTTTTCGCCTTCAATACTGCCTGGAGTCGCACCAGCCGCAATAACAACAGCATCAAATTTTTCTTTTAATCGTGGAATTTCTGGATCAAAACCATTTACTATACTTTTTGTCCCAGGTTGAATGCTTATAATACTATTAAATTCTGGATCAATCGCTTCAAAAATGTTTAACATATTTAAAGTGACTATATTTTGCGTTGCGTTTGTTATAGTCATTTTAAATGGATATTGAGTATTCATTCTTTTCTCCTTTGTGTTTATATTTGAGATGAAGCAACTATTGTTACAGCCGGTATTCTCATTTTAAGACCACGTTTTCGACATACTTTCCACTTGAACGTGGTGCTTGGCGTAATTTCGTCTTCATAAGTTTTGAGCACTGCACCAGGACCATAACCAGTAATGCTTTTGATTTTATACCATCTTCGATACATATTGCCGGTTGTTTTATATAATAATATCCAATCATCTGCTACTGCTTGAGCGCTTAATGTAATGCCAGTGAGCGTAATTTCATTCGTCCAGCCATCACCATCTGTATCAGCAGATGAAGTTGCTGTTTCTGTAGCCGAATCTTCTTGAATCAAATTGAATTGAGCACTGTCAGAAACTCCCATGCACCCGGATCTATATGAAATATACGCTGAAAATGTAGTATCCCATGACGCCGCTTGTTGATGAGCTATACTAAATGTTGTAAAATCACGCTCAATATTGAATGTAGAATTAATAGATAATGGTATGTCTTTCGTAGTTACTTTAATTTGATTCGAAGCTGGAATGTCTAAAACAGTATAAGTTACGCAAGTAATCGGTCTTCCAATATGTTTAAAAAATGTTGTCGTATCATCAAATCGAACTTTATCTGTAGGCGCAAAATTAGTAAGAGCCCATGTTAAACCAGTTTGACCTTTATTCCAAGTTCCAGTTTGACTACTCACATATGCTGTACCTACTTCAAATGAAACACCGGCAACAACATTCGCAGCTATCCAATTTCCATTATAATTTGTTGTACTAGTAATCGTTACCGCGTCACCATTAACTAGCGTATGACTAGCTGAATTAAATACTGCTTGCCCTCCGTTATTGGTAACAGACGTTATCGAACCATTTGCTTGAGAAGCGATTGTGCGATTAACAAGAATTGTTGTACTATTAACAAACGTATCAATCGTAACAAACCCATCATAAGTCCCTCCAGAAACAGATAATAATGGAACACGTAATTTTTTATTTACAGAACTAATACTAAATATTGCTGTTGATGATTCAACTTGTGTTGTGTTTGCGTATGCAATTAAATCTGTATTATTTTGTTCATAAAAGCTTTCTCCACCCCCAACTTGAATTACATCTGTAAATAAATATCCATAACTCATATCAATTCCAGTTGCTGCATTAACCGATTCATACATTACAGCTTTAAGATTTACAGACTGAAATGTCGCAACATAACGAGAATCATCTCGATCAGAAGTGAATAAATTAGACGGACCCATTGGAACATAATTTTCATCTAAAAGTATAATTGTTGCAACATATGCCTCATTCCCGCCCAGACTGCTGACATTTTCGCGATGGATCTTCCAGTGCGTGCGTCTACGCGCTTCTTGACTAAGCTCTCTAATATCAAAAACAATTGCAGATGTTCTAGCTACATAATCTCCTAAAGATGTCCTTACATATCCATTTATAGCGCTTAATCCATAAGGGTCACAGAAAACACCAGCATCAATATAACCAACTGCTCCTACTTTTGTTATTGGATCGTTAGCCGCAACGCCACTAAAATATTTTGTTGATTTTACAGCATCCCAATTTATGCCAGCGTTAATACTCGAATGTAATTTATATTGTTGGTACAAAAATTGTTCATAAGCATAAGTTGTACTTTGATAAACAAGCGCTACATATCCAACTGCTGGAATTAAACGTAATGTCCATTTGCGATCATTTTCATCTGCTGCCCAAGCAGACGAAAGAGTAATCGTATTTGTTCCCGTATCTACTGCTGTAATAAGTTTACTTGTATTATTGCCACCTGTTAATGCACCATGAACGCGCACAGTTTTATTTATATCTCCACTTCCAAACGTATATGTTCCCGTTGGACATTGCGCTTTTCCAACGCCAGTATCATTCCAAATATCCAAGTCTCCTGCATCATAACATGTTTCATGAATTCGTCGTGCAGCTAAATAATGAGGATTGCTAGGACCATTCCAAACATGCGTCATGTTCGGATAGTTTGTTGTTGCAGTAGCGTAAAATTGCGTATATTCAGAAACACCACGCATATATATAGGATTTGTTGTATCAGTAGCGTTATCTATATAACCACCATCAATACCATCTTCTAGTGTCCAAAGAGAGCCAGCTTGAACCGTTGGCTCATCTAAACGTACAATTGTAGGAAATGCATGAGAGTCTATATTATATGAAGCAGTCATTGTGTTGTCTTTAACTCGACCAATTGAACAAGTATATGTTGTATTTTCATCTACAATAAATTCATTCGTTTGTAATGTTCCTCCACCAGCTTGTACAAATTTAATATAAAGACCATTATCCAATGGAGTTTCAATTTCCATTACTCGTTGTGACCCAACACCACAAGTAACTGTACATTCCGTGTGTGGGCCAGCAGGGCTGCCTACTCCCGCAAAATCAATATTACTCCAATAACCATTAATAATGCCCATATTCCAAGACGAACCATTCCATCTAAAACATGTCCAATAACCAGTCGTTAATGAACTAGATGTATAATATGGATATCCATCAACATGAGGGTCTGGATAATGATGTATAAATATTCCACCAAGACCAATATCATCAAAATTATAACTTATATAAGCAGGCGCTTGTAAAAAACCATTTGAAGTAGTCAAATTATAATAACTTCCGCCAAGCGGTGTGCCAGTTTGACCAAAGGTTGTATGTGTATTTTTAGATTGTGTTTGAATCACATAACAATCTGGATAATTATAATAAGCAGCTTGAACCGTTAAAAGAACTTGCCCTGTTTTTAAATCTTGAATAACTCGCGTATTGTAATGAGGTCCATTAAAACTTAAATTAATTGACGTTGGCCAACTATTAGTGGACGAATGATGATAACGAGTTATGGATGTAGCTCCCCAATTATAAATTCTCGTTACTTCATGCTGATAAGAACCGACCCAAATATTGTTTTGAAATGTAGTTACTCCAGAACCAGCAATATTTGAGAATTTAGTTACAGTAACGCTTCTAGCATTTTGAAATGTTTGTCCACCAGAAAGTTGAGCATTTGTTCGTGTTTCTGGCATCGTTGTATCATTAGGATTTATACGACAAACAGCAGGATCAGTAGTAAGTCCCCCAACTAAATCTGGCACCCAATAAAGAATACCATCAGTATCATAATCACATGGTGGATGAATGTATCCATCTGTATATGATAGGCTAGTAATCGCGGAGATAAATAAAAGTCGACATTGATTATTTGCCAAACAACCTTTTTGTAAAGTTAAACCTACCTGAACACCACCAAATGAAGTAGCAGCAGTTAATGTAAATTGATTATTATTATCTACACTTAATATTTGTCGTTTGCTGGTTCCACTAAAAGTCACCCAATCTCTAACTGCTAATTCTGTAAGTAATGCTGCGTCCAATGCTGGATTCGTAACAGTTACTCCATCTCCAGCTACATTCCAACTATTAGTGCCCGTTAAAGATGATAATTTGTGCATTCGATTCCATGTTGTTCCGCTATTTTCTGTATAAGCGATTCCGCCATCTCCGCCAAGACTATCGTTACCACAAAGCGCCCAAATACGGTTGTTGAACGTGTCACAGCAGACACCACGCACGTTCTTAGATGGTAATCCATTAGCATCTGCTGCGTTTGTTTGTTTAGAAAATTTAGCTACACAATCTGGATAACGGGCATTGCCACTCGGATATGGATCGATTTTGAAGAGCGAATAACCGACGCTGGTACTGCTATCATCGATGCCAATCCAAAGTTTGTTCGAAGCTGTGCCATCGATATCCATGTCTCGCCAGTAGATGATGCCAGTAGGAAGATTAGTAATATCGTTATCGAGATATGGATAATCTAAACCATGATTACTCATTTCAACCCAACGCGCCAAACCATATGGAGCGTAGGTCGCGCCAGCCGCGCCATGATCTGCTAATGTCCATCGACAAACGCCGCGATCATGTATACTAACTATATTTTCACGATTTGTTAATGTAGACAAAATAGACATTGCTCTGCCATAAGTATCATGCATTGGAGCATTACTATAAGCCATGTTATATTGCGGAACCGCCCACCATGTAGTTCCAGATACATAACGATGACGCCGAAAGAAATATTCACCAATTGGACCAGTACGCATAGTCCAAGTTAAACTACTTTCATTTGTAAAAGATTGATTAATAGTAACGGCATCTGTTTCTACTGTATTTGCGTCAATATAAGTAACAACTTTAAAGGTTCCAATATTATATGCTCCACTTCTTATTGCGATATAATGATTACCATCAGCATCACCTGGAACAAACCCAGCAAAAGTAGTATCTTTGAATGTATAATTATTAGTAGTTGCCGGGAAAGCTTCGCCTGTTGTTTTTGTTCCTCCAACAATAATTCCAGTACCGCCAGATTTCGTATAATAAATTTGATATGTAGCTGAAAACATCTTACTTTCTGGAGGGTCATAGACACCAGTAATTGCAATACTTCCTTGAGATAAAGCAATTTGTCCAACTTCATTAAAATTAGCACTTCGTCCAATGGGATGTTTAAATAAATTACCAATTGTTGTACCAGGAATATCAACAGAAGTTATTAAAGGAAAGCCATAATTTCCATTTGGATATTCGCCTATTGGAGTAAAATTAGTATTATTAAAACGAATACCAGCGCTCCCAATTGATATACTATTAGTAGTTAAAATAGCATTTGTATCTGCAAAATATTCTCTCATACTACTTGGATCGCGATATTTTGTTGGGCTTGGTGTAAGCCAAATTTCATAACCACCTGTTTTATCTGACCAAGATTTATATAAATGTTCAAGATAATTTTTATCTTTATAATAACGTAAATTCGAAAATCTATTAAAAGATGGAACAACAAATGGATAATTATCATATGTTGCAGTATATCCTGTTTGTACAAATGCATTATACATAAGAGTTCTAATTGCTGGATTAGGAATTATATTTATAGGCATATCAATATGTTCATTGCCGATATCCATATGAACAGCGCCTTGCGAAAAATAACTTCCGTTCATGGCTTTCCTCGTTTTATTCGTTAAACAGCTTCCGAAAACACATATTTATACACAATTTCTAATGTTTGTGTATTTGTTTGATATATTTCAGAAGTAAGTTTTGTTCCTGAATTCATAACAATTGCGTGGCCATATGTATATGCATCAACGCCGCCACCACCATAGGAAGGAGCATAAAGCCCAATCAAGCGTACATATCTACCTGGCGCTGTAGGAGCCGAAAAAGTGCATGTATAGGTCCATATTTTATTTGCATAATCAATTGATGCGGTCGCTGCCTGTGTAAAAATATTGGCATATGTATTATACCAAACAGTTTTTTTAGGATGAATAGGTTGATCATCATTTGAAATAGCAATATTCATATTATTTTTCAATATTGTAGTTGTAGACCATACAAATTGAAATAAATACCATGTTTCATAAATAATATTCTCTTGAGCAACTTGTTTAATAATTGAGCCATGCTCACTTGTTGAATAACCACAAGAATCACATATATATAAGCAAGGTCTAATATCTGGTAAACGCATTCGAGAATTGCATTTTGGGCAAAATGGAAGTTCTCTTAATGTAGCTTGAATCCAACCATGTACTTTTGGCAAACCACACGCCAAGCCGCCTTGTTGACGTTCGATTTCTAATAACTCAGATAATTTTAAACGCTTTTGTTTAGCAATCATCACTAACTCCTATGGACCAATTGGAGGAAATGAACTATCAGTCCAATTTAAATAATTACCATTACCAGGAGTAGGTAAGCTAATATATTCACTAATAGAATTTGGATATAATGCTATTGAATTTCCCCAAATTTCAATAACAGTCTCTGTCGTATATGAATTTTTATAATATACTGGCATTACCGCATACCGAACATAAGGTGTTGGATCTAAATCTTCAAATTCTATATAACTATCAGAACCAAATACTTTATAATCCAAAATAGATGGTGTACCATTATCGAACCGGACAAAATAATATCCTACAAGTAGACTATTTTCTAATGTAATAGATGGCCGAGATACTCGAACTTTAATTGTAGATTGACTTAACATACCGTCTGCAATATTTGGAGTTGGCGCAGCATCATATGGAGATGGATTTAACACAAGATATGCACCAGATCCTGGTAAAGCCATTGACATTGATTCAATAACTGCTTGTTTTAATGGTGGAAAATTAGCATCAACAAATGATAAATAATTTCCATTACCAGGAAGAGCTAAATTCATATTCTCTATTATGGCTTGTTTTAATGGCGGGAAAACTTCTTCCAAATATGATAAATAATTTCCGCTACCAGGAAGACCTAGATTTACAGTCTCACGAATAGAACGTATTTGATTTTTTGTATCTGGAATGTCATCTGGATTGGCTTCTATATACCAAATAGTTCCATGATGATTGAAATAGATAAATACTTTATTTAATGTTGGATCATATACCATACCAACATCTTCACCTGGAACAGTAATTACCTCTGAACTGCGTGGATCGACAACTTGTAAATAAACATTTCCAGGTCCATCGAAATTCACTGGCCAAGATGATTCATTGTTATGGACTCTTCCTGTCCACACATAAGCACCAGCTTCAATAATTTGTGGACTAATTAAATCTGTTTCTGTTGTTAATCTTTCTAATCCAATTCTAAATTTATATGCAATTGTTTCTCCACTATCATTAGCATTTACTTTCACAGAATCACCAGGAGTATAGCCACTTGGAGCATCCAATACCAACCTATATAATCCAACAATATCAGTAATATATACTCCAGACCAACCGGCTTGAAATCCACTTATATTATCCCACACTAAAATGTCCGCTCCTGCGTTTATTCTCACATAAACAGAGACTGGTAAATTAGTAAAATCAATAATGATACCTTGTGACGTATCAATATATTGATCTAAATGTTGAGGACAAACAGGAGTTATTGTCATCGCTGTTGTCCTCGAATACCAGCATTAGTAGAGCTACCAGTTGCGGAACGAATCTGTTGATACATGGGGCCATTTTGATTTTCCATAGACGACACAATTTGATTCTCAACATCTTGGGCAATCGTCTCGCTTTGGAAATTCGAATTCGACATATCATTATTTATATAGACAACAACTGTTTGTCCTTCTGTTCTGCCTCCACCACCATTGCCTGCTGCTGGTTGGTACGGATCTTCGTATGTACCTGTTCCAGTACCGCCACTTGGTGCGCCGTCAGGTGCGGCATCTGGATTTTGAGCATAAGCATTTGCGCCCATTTGTGGGTGGAATGGAATATTGCCAGCCGCTTCTATTTGCATTAATTCTACATCACCAAGCATACCAGTAGAATAAGGATTTTTACCTTGATTAAATTTAGCAAGATTATCTTCGCCCATATTATCAACGCCAGCTTTAGTAAGGATTCCTTCTCCTTCTTGAAGCAAAGCCAATCCTTCATTTGAGCGCAAACCAAGCATAGCGAAAAATTCTTTACTCATTGGATCGGTTGGAACTTTAAAAATTCCTCCCTTATGATACATAGAAGCGAACCAAGCTGGCATTTCTGTTGCTTCCATTTGCATAGTAGAAAAATTTGTTTCTTTATATGGATTTTTACCTTTATTAAATTCTTGAATCTTCTCCAAACCGCCAATTGCATCAACGCCAGCTTTGGTAAGTATTCCTTCGCCTTGTTGCAGGAGAGCCAATCCTTCATTCGGACGTAAACCCATCATCGCAGCCATTTGTTGCGTCGCTGGATTATCCTGGGGTTTAAAGATACCGCCTTTATGGAAGGGAGAGCCAAGACCAAGAGCGCCAGCTATTCCGTTCCCAATGGCTTTGCCTAAATCTTCTGCTCCTTCTACAGCATCAGTTCCAATATTGGTTGCTGTTTCTGCTGCGGCTTCGGCTGGAGCGGTAACGCCACCAATCAAATCGATAACTGTTTGTAAAATACTCTTGAATGTATTGAATGCGGTAGTCAATGCTCCGTTGATAAAATCTGTCAAATCTTTTATTGGTTGGTAGACAGCATTAACCGCTGAAGCAATTGCATCCCATGCTGGTTTAAATATACTCTTCAAAAACTCACTTACTGTTTGCCATGCTTTCATTATTTCATCAAAGATTGGTTTAAATGTAGTAGTTAAATAATCTCCAAATGTTTTCCATCCGGTAGTTATTCCAGTGAAACTTGTTTGTATAAGATTCATTGTTGTCAAGAATGTAGTCTGTATGAAGTTATCTAATATAGTAAATACATCTAAAAGCATTTGGAAAGATGGGACTAAACTTTCGCCTGTAAGCGCATTATCTATGGCTTCAAAAATCAAATTAAGCCAATCAAAGCTTTCAGCAACGAAAGCTGCGGCTTCGGTTAATTTTGTAAATAATTCTATAGCAAGAAGTATTGGTTCGACAAGAAACAATAAAACTTGAATCAATCCTACAATTCCATTTGCAATAACATCTACTATTCCCATGCTCGGCGCTGCTGGAGCTATTGCTTTCATAAATTTTGCGAACGCTTGACCCAATTTATCTAAAGCAGTTTGTATTCTAATAATAGCCGTTTGTATAAAAGCATTTTCCGAAATCTTTTTACCAACACTTTCAATAACTGCACCAAATAATAAGAATAAATCAATAATTGGTTTGATTGCCACTGCGTATCCAATTGCTCCTATTACCATAACAATTCCACCAATTAAAGCCAATACAGGAGAAAAAAGAGCACCTATAACTGCAATTAATCCTGCTACAGCTATATTAGCTGCAACTAATATAGCAATAAAAGGAGCAAATATAGCTATAATAGGAAGCAACGCTACAGTCATTAATAAAGTTAATACACTAATTAATCCCATTAATACAATACCAACAGCCGCTATAACTCCCAAGAACACATCTAAACCAGGAATTAATTTAAATACAGCATCAAAAGCTGCGCCAAGTAATTTAAATAATGCATCACTTAATGCCTTTTGAACGGCCGGGTCACTAAGAATAATTATCATTGCGTCCATAAGAGTAATCATCGCATCAGTAATAAGAGGAATTGCATCAACAATTGCTTGAGTAATGACCGGAATGATTATTGGTAAATTTTCTTTTAATGCAGCAACTATTGGCTTTATTAAATCATTAGCAGCAGAAGATAAAATAGTTGTTATGCTAGTAACAATATTTTTAAATGCATCGGTTATCGCAGTTCCTTCTAACATTTCTTTGGCTGACTTCACTAAAGTAGTAAAAATAGTAGTAAACAAATTAGGCATCAATCCAACAATTGTTTCAATAAAACGAAGTACATTTGGAATAGCCATCGAAACAAATTTATCTAAATTTTCAGATATAACTCTAAATACAGTTGGGATTGCTCCTTCAAATTCTTGTACCGTCTCGTCAGCAAGAGTAACCATGCCGCCTAATAAAGCATTAATAATATTTGGAAGATTTTTCTCCAATTCTGTTACAATAAGAGGCAATCTTTCTGCAAACATTTGTGTAAACTTAATTATATCATCTGGCAATAATCCCATCACACTTTCCGCATACTCTATTTCCTGACGAATTCCCTGAGCATCTGTATAAAATCCACCAAACATATTAGCAAATTCTTCTTCAGTCATTGTTCCAAGTTTTACGATATAAGGAATAAGATCAAGTATACCTTTAACAGCAGCAGAAGCCATTTGTTCAAAGGCTTTGATAATATCGCCAACAATTGGAATAGCAGTTTCAAGAACAGCACCAACCGCGCCACCAACAACCGCTCCAATAGCTACGCCAGCACCAGCGCCAATCGCTGTACCAACACCAGGAGCCACAGTTGTTCCTAATAAACCGCCAAGAGCGGCGGCAATTCCACCACCACCAGCAGCGCCACCAACAGCACCTAGACTCGTGACTGCTGTTTCAATTAATTGGCCGACCATACCAAACGCATCGCCCAATGTGCCCGCAATACCAACCCCAATTTCAACAAACCCATCAACTACGTCTGAGAAAAATTCATCAAATGCATCTATCCATCGTTTTGTTTCTTCAATAATTTGGGAAGTCAAATTTTCCATCGCATCGCCAACGGCAGCAATGCGATCTTGCTCGGCTTGAGCGGCTTGATCTGCTATTGTATTGTTAGCGTCTTTATTTAAATCTTCAAGTCTATTGAAATAATCAAAGTAAGAAATCTCGTTGCGTTTTAATTGTTCAACTAAATCAGCACGAGAATCATAATAAGAATCCGCAGTATCTTTGGCTGCTTCATTCGCTCCCTTAACTATATCTAATTGTGTCATCAAAAATGAATCTAAAAATCCTCCCATAATATTCGGTAACATTTCACTAAATAATCTTTGAAATGCATTCTTCAATGTTCCAATCATTTTCTTAATACGAGAACCAAATGCTTCGGACATTGCCTTAGTTAATTGAACAACTTCTTGATTTGCATTTTTAACTTCACCAGAGAATGCCCCTATGACATTGCGAATTCCAGAAATGGCTTTACCTGTAGTTAATCCACCTTTAGCAAATTGTTCAATAACGTTTGCTGCTTGCCCAAATACATTCTGAGATGTCATACCAAGTTGTATAATCATTTCAGCAGTAGAATTTGTTGTTCTACCGTAATCTTCCATTGAAGAAATAACTTCTGGAGGTATCCCTAAATCTTTTGCTGTCTTAGCAAATTCAACAAGTTCATTAATTTTAGATACATCAATATTTTTATTAGTGGCTGCGGCTATCATTTGTAAATTATTCACAAAATCTGGTGTTAATTTTGTAGTTTTAGATAATGATTCTTTTATCTTGTCAAAATTGCTCGGCAGTTCATTTACTGCTTTATTCATTTCAACTGTAGTCTTGAAGAATTGTCCTTGAAATTCTTCTGCCTTTTTTAATTCGTCATTTAATCGTTGATACTTATCTAATAAATCAGATGTTAATTGTAATTCTTCTTTTGTAACAAGACCAATTCCTCGCGCACCAAAATCAGGAGCCTGATATGATTGAACTAAATCTCCACCTTGATAACCAACAACGCCACCAGTAGCAAATTTCTGTTTACCAGCCAACTGTCTAAAGAAATCCACTCCAAGTTTGTCCACTGCTTTGCGCGGAATAACAAACTCACCGGGCTCTAACATTGCCGGGACAATATCACCTCGACCACTACCAGGAACCTTACCGCCAACTTGCATTTGTTCATATATGACATCATATATTTTATTAAATTCTTCATCATTCATAGCTAAAAATTCATTTCTTCGTTCTGGATTAATATATTTCATAGTTATTAATTCATTTATTTTCGTAAATCTTTTTGAATATTCAAATTGCATTTCTTTAAATGGCTGATAAATAGAATCGAATTCATTATCATTCATATTCAAAAATTCTACCATTCTATTCGGATTGAAATATTTTTCATTTAACATTTCATCTGTTTGATATTTTCTAATTTTGTATAACCAAGCTTGTTCATATTTAAAACCTTCTAATTTATTTCGGAATGTATCTTCTAATGAAATAAATTCATTTTTACCAGTAATATCGGCGTAATCTTGCACGTCACTAAAACGAAGTTGATTTTCTTTTGGAATAGAATCCATTCGGCTTTCTAAAATTCTTCTCATAAATATTTTATTTTTAACAAAATCTCTAAAATATTGAACTGGTTTATCTGATGAAGTTAAATTATTAAACATTTGATTATAAGGTTCGATATTTTCAATAACGTAATATAATTTATCAACTTCGGATTTCATTAAATCAGCTTGTTTTTGACTAATTTCTCTAACACGTAAATCATCAGTTACATAACCTCCTTCTTGCATCGTAGATTGTTTGAATATTCTTATTTCTTTTAATATATTTTCTCTATCAGTTAAATTACCTATAGCAAATTTTTCTCTTTGTTGAGTGCTAAATAATCCTCTGACGCTTTTAGCTTCCTCTTCTTGATTTTCTTTATAATTACCATAGAAACTATCAAAGATTGCATCAGTCATATTAATATAATCAGCTTTATGTTTGCTCGTTATCGGATCTAAATTAAATAAATCTAAAGCTTTAGGTAATCTTTCAGTATATTTATTATTAAATTTAACTCTATTAGCTTTGATATCTGTATCAAACTCAGTCATTAACCTCATGAAACCTTCATCTTTATTTAAAATATTAAATAATTTTAAATCTTGATCTTGTAAAGAATATTCTTCTGGAACTGATTCTTTTAATAATTGATATATGCGCCTATTCATCATTTGATCTCTAATAAATTTTGCATCATTAGGACTAAATTTACCATATGTATTTCTCGGCATTTGAATATATTCAAAAACATCATTCGCTTTTTTCTTTAATTCTTCGGCTTGTTCTTGATTTATTTCTCGAACAATCCATGAATCGCCTTGAGGAATAACATAGCCGCCGTCTTGATAACCACGAATCATCCCTCCATTTTGAGCCGCAGCAATATCTTCTGCTTTGTTAGCAAAATCGAAATAAGACTGTTCGCCACGAACTCTTGCTTTATTCGCTGTACCTAATTCGGCAACTTGTTCTGGACTTCTAAACTGTTCAAAGAAACCAACACCGTATTGTTCGACGGCTCTTCTAGGAATAACAAACTCGCCAGGTTCAAGCATAGCCGGGACAATATCTCCACGGCCAGCACCAGGGACAGGACCACCAATTTGCATTGCTTTGGTTTCATTAGGGGTTTGAATAATACCGGCTAATTTCGCGCCAGTAATTCTAAGATCAATGGCTAAAGGAGATAACGCATTCAAATCTTTCTTCAATTTAGCTAATGAATTATCATAATCAAAAATAATCGGAATAACTTGCTCTTGCATAGGAACGAAGCCTGGCCCAGCTTTAATTTCCAATGGCTCCATTTCGATTGCATTCATAGACTCTTCAAGAGAAGGAACTGTCCTATTAACTTCAGCTAATATTAAATTAGTTCTCTCTTGTTCGGTCTGTAAACTTTTCCCAATATCTAAAAATTTCTCATATGTATCTCTCACGCTTGCATTTGTCTTAATTAAATTCAAAACATTTTCTTTATCTTCAGTTGTATAAGTAACTGTAACTGGTTTTCCAGTCCATGATTCGGCTAAACGATACATAGCTGGAACAACATACTTTTGTTGTTCAAATGACAGTCCTTTTATTTCATCAACAAGTTTCATAATCTCGTCAGATAGACGATTGAATTTTTGGTTTGAAGCAACTTCTCCACCTGTTTCGTAACCTATAAGACCGCCAGTTTGATGTTTTTCTTTAATCATGCTCCTGAAATAATTTACACCAAGTGTCTTAACTATCTTTCTTGGAATAACAAATTCTCCTGGCTCTAGCATAGCCGGAACGATATCACCACGACCAGTTCCACCAACAAAGCCGCCCATCTGTCGGCCAGGAATTGTCACGCCAAGTATAGCCAATAAATTCTTAGCATCATCAATAGTCATGTTAATTTTAATACCATCAAGCATTCTAAGTTGATCGATTATATTTTGAAGCTTCTTAGTAAAATCATCCATAAAATTCGTTTGTTTCAATGTATCAATAATATCAACAATGCCTTTACGAACCGCGTCTAATAAAGCAGTGACTTGACCCTTCATTGAATTGATTTCAGTTTCAATATTTCTTGTGGCGGCTATATATCGGTCGGAAATAATCTTTGCTTGTTCGCCAATGAGTTTAAGATTATCGGCAGTCGCGCCGTAATTAATCTTTCCAGTTCGCGGGTCAAGAACTTTTGCATTCTCAGATAAAGTAGACAAAGCTTTATTTGCCATATCAAAATCTTTAACTTTAATTGCAGTCGAAATCTGAGATAATGCAAGCGCAAAATTTTGTTCACGAATCGATTCTTGAAGTAGACGAAGTTCACGTTCTTGCGCTCCCATTTCCGCAATGGCTTTTGCAAACTCATAAGCTTGAGGCGTTAAACCTTGTAGTGAAGCAGTACCTTCTTTCCAGCCTTTGATAAGAAGCTGAATAGTCTGTTGTGGCTGCATATTTGCTATATCAAGTAAATTCCTACCAAGAGCGCGAGAAGCATAAAGCATAGATGTGAAAGGCATTCGTTCAAAATCTGCTTCAAACATCGGAGAAATAGCTTCAGATAATTGATCTCCTAAATCAGCAGCTAAACTAATCTGCTCACCGTATATATCAGAAATCTTCTCACTAACTGCGCGTTGTTCTTCTTTTAATTTACTAACAAGTTCTTCGCGATAAATAAGTTGTTGCAAAAGATTATCAGCTTGTTCTCTATACAAATTATTTAATTCAATTTGTTTATCGGCGCTCAATTCAATATTACCAACTTGACTCTCTTCAATGGCACTAATGCGTTCCTGAATAACGGCGGTCTTTGACAATTCAATGTTATTTCTAATAGAAGATGCTAAATCATAATCTTTATATTCCAACGATTCAGCATATCTTAAATTCATTTCATCTATTGAAGCAAGTTGTTCATACGATGTAGAGAGCAATTCGCGATAAGCATTATTCATTTCAACTAAATTTTGCAAAGATTCTGCAATAGCTTTATTGGCTTTAGCTTGCTCTGTATTTAAAGATTTTTGGAAATTGATTCTACTTTTTTCATCTTTACTAATTAATTTCTCGATTCTATTTATTTCAATTTGAGTTTTCATGTAGTCTGTAACTGAATTTTCTAATTTAATCTGGCTCTGTAAAATAGAACCATTAGATTTCAAAGTTAATCTTAGTTCGTCATTCAAGTCTTTGGCATTTTTATATCCAGCAAAAATTGCTTCAGCATATTCTCGCGTATTAGAAGCCAATGCGGCGGACTGTTTAGCTGCTGCTGCATCTCTATATGCTTGTGCTGCTTTTTGATAACCATTCTTTTCTAAGATATCTGCATATTTTAATTCGTCACTGTACTTCTGACTTATATAAATTATTTCAGCTTTTAATTGTTCTGCACGATCTTGCCCATAAGATAATTCTTTTCTATATTCATTATTAGCATCTGTTAAAGCAGCCTGCATGGCATATTGTTCATCTAATAATGCTTTTAATTGTGCATTTTCTTTTTCCGCACCCTTAACTCTTGACTCTCCTAAATTTTTTATTCTTTCACTGGATGCTTCTTGTTCTATACTACTTGTTTTTGTATCTTCCAATGCTTTAAATACTCTCTTTTCCTTTTCAATCTGGTCGTCAATTAAAGAATTTTGATACCAAGTAGTTTCTACTTGTTGAAGAAGAACCTTCTCTTTATTTACAGATGTGCGAGAAGAATGTTGTATTAAACTATTATAAGCACCCATCATTGCATTCATTTTTTCAGTAGAAATTAATGTTCTATCTAGCGCATCATTATAAAGTGAAATTAATTCAACACGGTTTTCGAATAAACGATTAATATACCCTTCCATTTCGGCTAAATCTTCTGCACTTTTTGCAATATCTATTAATTGACGCACTAATTGCGCTTCAACAATTTTAAGTGTATCTGCATTATTTTTCGCTAGACCATAACCCAATGCCTTAAATTGTTGTTCAGTAACTGTGAAGAATTTTGCATTCTCTTTCACACCGAAATCTTTAAATGAATTTCTGAAAGAAGTTGAAAATATCTTAGATGCTTCATTGGCGTTGTTTTGTATCGCGCTTTCATCAACTATATATAATTGAGGGGTTGCGGTAATCTGAAAATCTATTAAACTTTCTTCGTATCTTTGTTTTATTCTTCCAACAGCCAAATCAACATTCTTCTTGGCTGATTGTAAATTTTCTTCAGATACCAAGAAGTCGTATTTAAACAATATATATTTACCCAAACCTTCAAGTCCATAAACTAATAGATCACCAAGTTCTTTAATAGTCTCTCTTAACGGTATATCAGAAAATTGTTGAGCCGTTGTGCTCATAAAGAATAGAGCATTACCAACTGCTTTCGATTTTATTTCTAATAACAATAAAGCCTTTTCTAATTCATAAATTCTATTTATATTTTCTTTATATTTCAGAGCTTGATCTGCACTTGCATTGATATCTTTGCTTACTTCTGTTGTATACTTTGCTTGTTCTTTACGTAAATCTTCAATTTGTTTTTTAACACCCTCAACTGCTTTGGCTCGATCTTCTTCTGTCCTAACAGGTTTAATAGGACCACTGACTAATCTTTCCCAAAAAGTGGCTGGAATATAATGTGTTGGAGGATTATATAATTGCTCTCTTAACGAATTCATTTTATCAAGAGCTTTTTTCAATTCCTCTTCATGTACATTCAATTGTATTTCAAAAGCAGCGCCACGTATTTCTTTACTCGACTCATTTAACTTTTCTAAGTAAGCTAATTGTTCTTTCGCTTTTTCAACAAAAACATCTATATTACCACCGCTTTGATATGCAGCAGCAGCCAATGATCCGTACATATTAACGGCTTCTTGAATAGCCGCATTAACTTGAACTTGCGTAGCTCGCCCTTGCGCTTGAGCGAGAGACATATCTTCAACTGTTTTAATTGCTTTTTTAACAGTATCTATTTGATTGAGTCGTTCTAATTCTTCATCTTTTTGTTTATTAATTATTTCTCTCTGTTGTTTTAACAATCTTTCATTTGCATATATAAGACGATATATAATGTATATAGCGGCTCCAATTGCAGCAATAACCCATGTCCAAGGATTAATTAATGCAGCAACAATAAAACCAGCCAATCTTAATAGTACGCTACCTAAACTTTTCAAAACACTTCCAAAACCAGACGATACTTTAGCCAATACACCAACAGATTTGGTTGCAGTACCAGCACCAAAAACTAACATTGAAATCCCAGCGCCTAAATCCGAAACTGATTTAGCTCCCATCAGAAATGATGCATTAGATAAAAGAATTGAACCTGCAAACTTCATTTGTGCAATTGTTACTAATGCCAACACTGCCTGCAAAGCTAAATAAGCAGTCGTCAATGCCATAACGCCCTTAGCTGCTATTTCAAACGGAGTATCTTTTATAGCAGCAGTTAATGAATTAAATAATTTTACTAATCCCATAATTGGAGCAAATATTGGAATCAAAGCGGTTCGTAAATAATCCATACCAGTTTCTGCGAATACCCTCAATTGCCCCAATTCGCTTCTAATTCTTTCTTGTGCCATTCTTTCAGCAGAACCTGCTGCGCGTTCTCCAAGTGTATTAATAATTCCTTCCATGGTGTCAAATTCTTTAGCCATCAATATGAAAGCATTAGCTCCCCTTAATCCCATGCGCTGAAATATCATACCAACTTGATCGGCAGTTAAAGCGCCTTCTCTCATTCTAATACCAACTTGTTTAATAATATCTAAGAAATCAAGTGGCTTATTAGGATCGATTGCAATACCAAATGCTTCAGTAAATTTGCCCAACTCACCTGTCATTCGTGAAAAGATAACTCTTAATGCTCGACCGGCTTCGCCAGCTTTGATCATATTATTATTTAAGAATGACAAAATACCAGTTGTTTCTTCAAACGTAAGACCAACTTGTTTTGCAACTGGCATCGCGAATTTCAAACCATCATTTAATTCTTTTAATTCAATAATATTGTCTCTATACGCAGCAGCCATAACGTCTGCTAATCTTGCAAATTTTTCAGTAACGCCAGTAGCATTCTGCATTGAATCTCCAAGCAATATATATGTACCAGCTAATATCTTAGTTGTTCTATTAACTTCTGCACCAGTACCAACAACAAGATTCATAACTGAACCAATGGCTGCCGTAGATTCTTCTACTTTTAAACCAGCACTGCCTAATTGATAAAGTGATTCTCCAGCAGTTCCAACAGTTACGCCAAATTTTCTAGTTATATCAATAATTGTTTTACTCATTACACTATATCGATCTGCCATTTCAATAATTGCAGAACGAGCAACAGTAACGGAACGTGCAGCTTCGTCAGAAACTTCAGCCATGCTGCGAAATGCTTGACGCATTTTAGCCAATGCACCAAACACAAGAAGAGTTGCGCCAAAATATTTCAATTGAGTTGCTACAACGCGATTCATTCCAGAACTGAGTTGTTCTAAGAAACTTAACTGAGCGTAGCCCGCGCCAGTGGCTTTCTTTTGCGCGTTGTAATACGCCATACTTTTATCAGCTAATTCTTGATATTGAGGACTGACCGCAGAAAGACGTTCACTAACGGTTTTATATTGTGCTGCTAGTTTTTGACCAGCAGCATTAGCTCTTCCAGTAGCTTGTTCTTCAGCATTAATTGCATTAATATACCTTTGCGCTTTTTCATTATTAACATTTTTCAAATCTATTAATTTTTGAATTCGTTTTGCTGCCGCTTGTTCTAATATTCCACCTTGAACTTCTTTATTCATTAACTCAGATTTTAACTTTAACTCTCCTTCATAATTTTGAGCCTTAGCAATCGCAGACTGCATACCGGCAGCCATCTTTCTGCGTTCCGATGCGATAGCTCGCTCATTGGCTCTGGCTTCTTGTTCTGCATTTTTATTAATCAGAATACTAGATTGTGCAAATGCTCTCATTGCTGGAGCAGATTGTTCAATAGCTTTGGTATTATTTTGAAAATCATTTGTTATTTGACTTAAATTCATTCCCAATTTACCTAAATCAACACCAGTAGCTTTAATTCTATCGGAATAAATTTGAAAATCATTCTTAGCTTTTGAAACAGCATCAGTTTGTTTTAATATACTTTGTGCATGTTTTGTTTCTAATGCATTAGCTCCATTAACAACTCGCGTATATTGATCTACTGTTTTCATTAACTCATTAGTATATGATACATTATCACTTATATTTTTAAGTTTTCTAAATGACGACTTAGCTTCAGCAACAAGTTGTTGTTGCTGAAGAGCCGCCATCTTTTCTTGTGCTTTGCGTGCCGCTTGAGTTTGCTGCTCTTGCGTTTTATAAAACGCAAGATCGTTGATGGCTCTTTTTCTTAAAGCCTCGCCGCCTTCTGTAACGGCTTTGGCATTTGCATGAAGTTGTTTAGTTGAATTTTCTACATCTATTCCTAATTTAGCTAAATCAGCACCAGTAGATTGAACATTCTTTAAATATATTTCACCTTTTGAAGTCATAAGAGAAGTAGCATTTATTCTTCCCAACATCTCATTTGCATATTTCTTTTCTAATACTGAAGCATCACCAATAATTTTAGTATGTCTTCCTTCTACAGCCATTAATTGTTTCGTTGTATCAAGTTGACCAATTATTTTTTGAGCAGCGTTATAATGGGCTCTTGCTTTATTCTCTAACTGTTTCTCATAAGCCTTAGCAGCGGCGGCGGCAGCTTTATCTGTTGCTTCTTGGGCATCTACTGCTGCTGTTGCTGTTTTTACAATCTCATTTTGTTTAGCATTGTATTCGGCCATTTTTCTGGCATTTTTAGTAGCTATATCTTCAGCCTGTCCGCTTGCTGCTGCCATTTGAATAGTAGCTTGTTCCGCTGCTTTAGTTGATTGCTGCACAGTTGTTAAAACTTTTGCTGTTTCCTTTCCCGCTTCAGTTACTTTTTGTGATGCCTCTGCTTGTTTCGCTATTGTATCGGCGGTTACATTAGAAACAGTAGCTAATTTTGCAGATTCTTGCACTGCTGCTTTGGTAGCTATTGCAGATTTTCTCATCTCACTAACAACATCTTTGGCAGCAGCAGTAACTTTTGATTCTGCCTTTGCCACATCTCCGCTTGCAGCAGTTAATCTTGTTATTTCCTTTCTGGCTTCACCAACTGCTGTGGCAGCAGCGGGACCACCAGCCGCAAGCTTAGATGTTAATTTTTCGATTGTTTCAGAAAACTTTCCAGCCAAAATAGCAGAACGATTTAATGATTGAAGAGCAGCAGAAGTAGCATAGATAGCAGAATTTAAATGACGTAACTCTTTAATGACTTGAGATATAACTTTGCCTTCTGTACGAGTTACAGATATGACAAAGTTTAGTTTTCTGGTTGCTTGGTCAGCCATCTGATTCCCTATTATAAAATATTATCTTCTACTAGCTCTATTTGTCTTACCTAATTTTGACTTATTTGATTGAGGAGAGCCTTGGCCTTTATTTTTGGCTTTACTTCTTGATTGTTTCATCTCCTCATTTTCAATTGAACGTTGTTCATTGACAATCGTTCTGTGACATTGGAAGTAATAGTTCGTGTGATGCAACAAACCTCCGTCAATCAACGGAGTATGCATATCTAATGACCAGTTTACCAAATCTTGGAGCGCGGTCAAATCTTTGTTTTCATTAAAGGTTGCTACAGGACACTCAAAGAATTCATAATCAAGAACTTTCAATATTATTTTCTTTTGGATTTCATCTTCTTCCTTAATGTTCTTTGCTTCTTCTTTCTTCTTTTGATTTTGGCTCTTCAAATCATATTTACGCACAGCAGATTTATTATAATCATGCTGCAATTCTGCTTTATCTCGTTCTTCAAGCAAAGGACAGTTACGCTCTACTTGCAGACCTTTGCCTTCTTGCGACATACAATGGTCGCAAGACCACTCCTTTTGTCGATGCTCTGGATTGTCGCCGGAAGCTAAGAAATATCTAAAGCGAATGATATCTCTTAGCTTTGCTTTTCCCCCTCGTCGAGTTCCGATTCGCCACGAGCAAAGTCAGCGAGTTCGGCTCGCACCGGGGGTGGGATACACGAAAGCATTTCCTCAAGTTTCTTGGCATCGAAATCGAGGAATTTCTTCTTGTCAGAGGTCGAATCAGGATCTTCGAAATTGTCCCAACCCACAAGACAATTCTTGAGAATTTCGAGTTGCTGAGTGCCAGTCATAAGACGTTCCCGACGCTTAGTGCCCACACCAGACACGTCAAAAATCTGGTCGCCAAGACTCGCAGCAGTGAACGGATCGAGATACTTGACCTTGAAAGTCGTTCGCTCTTCTGGTTTCTTCTTGCGGTCTTCCTTGGGGATGTAGTCGTAGGCTTTGTCGGCATGGATCGCTTTCATAATCTTCTCCTTTTCTTTTATCTGTGTGGCGAAACTAAAGGCATCAACCGATACCTCGTGGATGATTCTATATGCATGACTGATTAACATCAAGCCTATTTTTGCTAATCGACCGCTTGGATATCCTACACTTTTTATGGATTTATTTACTAACCAGGCACCTATATAATTACAAACTATCGCTTCAATATAAATTGGGAAGTAAAAAATAGTCGCTAAAACAAATGATATTCTAGCTATCATATTAAAAAAAGAGCCTGATATTTTTTAGATACCAGGCTCTTATGTCTCCGGTCAACAAAAACGAAGTTAGATCGTAGCTCGCGCGTTCACGAAAACAATGATCACTTCGTTAGTGTTATTCGCTTGATCGCGCAAAGCCGTAAACGGCATATCATGCACGATCTGTTCGGGGCCACCAATCTGTGGCGTGGTGCCCGTGTACTCGATGTGCGAGAAGTACAGATTCTTCTGCCCATACACCCAATGCTCTTCGGGCGCAGTAGTAGTAAGTTTGCTGTCGAGGCGGCGGCTATCATCGACGCAACGAATCTCAAACACCGCAGGAGTGCCATTGACAAACTTGCGGTAGAGAATCATGTCGTCGAATTCGACGTTGATTGAGCCCTCAACGGTGCGCCGTTGCTCTGGCAAGCCAGCACGGAAACGATCACCAAGCTGGAACTTGTCGGTGTACAGATTGTTATTCAACGTAAAGGTCGCGGACAAAACCTCGTTGAACACACCATCAACATACACACCAGCTTGGAATGAACTCAACGGATTGCTGGTCGGCGGCTCAGTCAATATGCCCCACGTTACTTGCGGCACAACAGGGACAAGAGCGGCGTGGTCAACGCTGATTGAATTTGCACCAGAGGCAGGAATACCACTAATCACACCAGAATACGCATTAACTCCAGTGTAAGTAACGTCGTTCTCTGACTCGATTTGAATCCTACCGCCAGTTGGTTTGAAACCAATGATGTCGCCGGTCTTAATATACCAACGATCAGCAAGAGTGTGGCCGGTGGTTGCAGCGAAAGCAATAGTAACACCATTTGAAAGCGTTTGTGCTGCTCCAGTAATTGCAACAAGAGCAGTCCAAGACACGCCACCGTCATCAGACCACTTGAACGAGTCAGGAGTGCCAGCCGCATCAATCTCAATGATGAAAGTCATTTCCTCTGTGCCAACGAAAGTTCCAGCAGCAGTAGCATCATTGAGGCCAGCACCAACTTGCACTGCACTATTGATGGTTGCAGTGTGAGTGGTGAAGAAATTGGTCAACGTGAGCGAAGTTGCGCCAGCAACAACGGCCACGGACAAATCTGCGCCAGCATATTCGGCTTTACCGATTGTACCAAATGTTCCTTGAAGGATTTCTTGTGCCGTGAACGTGTTTTCGACAGTGTTGACTTTAACACCACTGTAAACGAAGAACGCGATATCGCGGCCGACTTCAACTGTCTGCCCAATGGGAAGGTCTTTCGCGGCTTCAATAAAATGCGTGTAGACCGTATTCCAAAAATCTTGTGATCCGCGATAACGTTGAAATAGCCACGAACCTTTCTTCATGGCCGGGACAGTACCAGTAGCCGGAATTGTGGTTGCGCTCACTGGTGCGGTGTAATTGATCAAAAGCGCAGTGGTCAAAAGATTGGTAACTGGATCTTTGTAAACAGCAGCCAGACCCCAATCAGTACCTGGCACTTGATCGAAGGGAGTAGAATCTTCCACATTGATGGTCCCAACGCCACCAGCGTAGTCAGCCGTCAAGCGCGTTTTGACACCGCCATCAACTTTAACCATCGAGACGGAATCACCAAGAACGTGCTTGTACCATGTTTCGTAACCTTCGGTATTCTGCTCATAGGTCCAATCACCAGTGATGTTTGAAACGCCACGCACACGTTTCGTAACAGCACGGCTAGGATCAAGAGATTCAGACAGAAGGTTGCCGATTTCGTTGTTGAATGTTTCGGTCTTGAACTCCATCCGACGAGCCGGTGGCGTAGCGCGACCCCAAACAAGTTCTTCGCCCGAGGCGAACTGGCCACGAGCGCCGATAGCAATACGTCCAAAGCTACCCATGATTACTCCTTCTACGGCACAGGCGATACACCTGTCCTGGTCTTGTCAAGAATGGGCACACTCATTCGAATTAGCCCACCTTCGTACACGGATTTGTTTCGCGCTCGGTACACGATTTCTCCACCATGAATTATAGCGCCTTTCGAACTGAGTCCATTCAAGTCCGAATTGCGTCGTAACAGGCGAGAAACCTCCCAAAGCGCATCTCTTATCTCTGATTTTCTTATATTATTTTGTACTTCATTATGATAATAAAAAATATTTAATTCAACTATGTACTCGACCGTAACGTTTTTTTGACCAATGGTATGAATTACCTCTTCCCAACCACCAAAAGACACCGTTATGCATGGCGGCTTTGGAATAATGATTACATCATCATTCAATACATCTGTCAATCTACTAATATATTTCAACTTCGAATCAGTATCTTCGCGTTGTTCTCGTCTCAATATTTCGCATATATTTTCAACCGAATCAGAAAAATAATTACCTGTTTCAATCAAATGCGGCGTTGCTCTAGTCTGTGTGTAATATGGATGCGGGGGCATTTTTATACTCCTTTATTTCTTACCAAATATTTCTTCCGAAATATTTGATGTTTCTGTAACTAACATATTAATAAGTTCATTTTGTTGACTAGCATATAATCTTACAAGTCCAGCATAGCCACCGGAAATTTCCATAATTTTTTCATCAATTATTAATGGATATTCATCAATTAAATCTGAAACATCAACATTCAATTCTGCCAGTATATTCCCTCGTGATACTTGCATAGAAAAATTATCAGGAGTTAATTGCTGATTGATAACTTCATCCATTACGCCTGTAGCTTTAAAAGCATCATCAGAAATAACTTTTTCCCAAGTACCACCAACAAAACGTTGTGTGGTAAAACCAGCAAAACCACGTTTTTTTAAAATACCAGGATATTCTGAAACAGGCGCTTTCATTAACTCTGTTTTCGCATCTTGCCATCTAGAATCTATTTGATATTTATGTATGTCTTCTAAATTTCCGCGTAAATATTCAATTATTTTTGTTCTTGCTTGTGGCCAAATATTATCAGTAAAAAATTTACCATCTAATCCTTCATCAATGATTTCAAATGCTTTAATGGAAAGTTCAATTTCCTTGTGTATATCCTTAGCATTTATTTCAATCTTAATCATTAATACACCGGCAATTCAGCTTCAACATCTAAATCACCTTCAACTGCATTAATCATCAAATCCCAATCCAACAAACCTTCAAGGACAAGAAGTGTTTGTTCAAAATACTTATCTTTTTCTGGCAACTTCAATCCTTCACCAACTCCATAAACTCCAGACGCATCAAAGAAAGTGCCAAACGAAATAAATCGGGGCGCACTTGCAAGAGCCTCACCTGTCTCTGGATTAAAGAATTCTTTATATTTAGTAATAAATCCTTGTAAATATCTCATTGCCTGTTTGGGCAATGTAGAAAAATCGTTTTCTCTTTGGAAAGCAATTGAAGTTATATCATTGATGTTTCCTGGTAAGCCAGGGATAGTTTGTTGATTGTAGATTGTCGAATAGATAAAAAAAGCAGCAAATCTTGCTGTAGCTGCTATAATAGCTTTGGGCACATCGCCACGTTCAAATCTAAGTTCTGAATCTTTTGCTTGTAAATAAGCAATATTTTCTTCAAGAATAACATCAACTAAAGTCTCGGCATCTTGTATGAATTTAATCGCATCAGATGTTGACATATGGCTATCTGTTTCAAATAAAACTCTGTCATTCATAACTGGAATTCCGCTCCAATCATCTTTATTAATTCGAATTGAATAATCACTTGCAATAAAATCAGTATTAATATCTCCTTGGCCTAGATACTGTTTTGCTATTTGTGATTCTTCCCCAACTTCTAGTTTGAAGTCTGTAGCATCTAAAAACGTAACAACAAATTCTTGCCGTCCAGCATATTCTGGATTGATAGAAATTGCACCCAAACTTACGCTTTGACTATCTGTAGCTTTCCTAATATTTCTATAGTATTCAGAGAAACGAATCATTCGATCGTTCTCTTGAGATTTTAATAAACGTCTTACTGCATCTAATCCGCAATAAGTTGTATTGGGAATATACGCTTGTGTTGGTTGCGAAAATTGAGAAATAGGATCGCCAGTGCCAGAACCAACTAATTGAAATCTATACCAATAATATTCTGAACCGCTATAGTCATCGTAATCATAATAGTTTTGCTGACAACAAACTTCAATATGAGAATTGTTATTTGTAATTTTTGAATAAGATCCCCATTTAGTTTCTGCTCGCCAAATATCTATAAAATCAAAGTCTTCTTCTGCCTGTTTAGCAGAAGCAACAAGATCAAGGATGTTTAATGTATATCTGACGTATGGCATCGTTTACTCCACAACAAGAATATCGGCCGGATTCCAACCGTTTTCTAGTTTTTTCTTAACAGCATCATATCCTGACATATAAATACGCTCAATAACTTCTTGCGTAACATTCATAAAGTCCATAGCACGCCACGGCACATTGATATTAATTGTTTTGCTCCAAGATGCTGCATCTTCAACATGTTTTCTTTCAATTTCACACATAGCACAATCAAGCGTAGCTACTAAAAATTCAAAAAGATTAGTAGGCTTTTTATTCGATGGCGTCCCTTTAGACAATAACCTAAATCCAACTGCCATTTCTTTCGTTAAATCAAACACATTATCAATTTTCAAATCAATAGCATAATTATTAACGACACCGCCATCTGTGTAATCGCTATTTTCAAATGGTACAACATCAAATAAAACAGGAACACTTGATGACATACGAACGGCTTTCGGCACGCTCATCAAGGGAGTTGACTCTTGGCAAAAAACTCGCTGTTGTCTAGTGGTTAAATCCGTCGTTACAACATAGAAAGGAATTTTATTATCACAGAATCTTTTAGCTGTATATTTAGATAATACCTTTTCTAATTTATTTAAACTATACAATCCCCAACAATCTTCCATAAGCATTTTCCAATTCCAACTCATAACTTTAGGCGGCAATATTTCCATTGCAAAATTGAGACAATCTTTTGGAATCATACCATTAGCGAGCGGAGCAAATGCAAGGGCTCCACCAGAAGTTCCTACAAATCTTTTCGGAAAGATTTTATTCTCATACAAACATTGGGCAGCACCCCAATGTGCATAAAATAGAGCACCAGCGCCACTACCAACATACGTGATTTTCATTTCGTCACCCATGTTTTAGATTCACTTTCATTTTAATGTTTGAAATAAATCGAGCAACGCTCCTTAAATCCTCATGCGCCTGTCTAGGTATTTGATTCTTCTCTCCAACAGTTTTCAATAAATTAATTGCATCTTCTGTTTTACCGCTTCTTAATGCAGTTTGCTTCTGTAATATTAAATCTAAAAAATCTTGAGATATGACTTCTTTTTCAACAAGTATTTTCCCCAACATATCATCAAAATGTTCCTTTTGATAATCTAATGCATCTACAATATGTTCTACTGGAACACCAGAACTTGCTAATAAACTTCCTAACGAATATGGATCTTTACTTGCTTCATTTTGGGCTTCTTCAATCGTTTTATCTTTTCCGTTACGTTTAAAAAACATCATGTGTGCGTCTCCATCCAATCACGAATAAAAGTGAACAATTCTTTTATCCCGTCCATTGCTTCTTTCAAACTTTCAATTGAAGTTTTAACACACTGATTACTTAACATTGCCTGAGTATATTGATTAGTTGCATATTCAATAAGATTTTTTTGCAATGCTTTATTTTCTTCTTGTAGCTTTTGTCTTTCAGACCTTTCTAAATAACCATAACCAATTGCTAGGGCCGCGACACCATATGGCCCATATGATTGAAGTAACTTAGCTATGCCAGTCAATTCTTCCATGTCAAGACCGCTTCAACTTTTCTAGTTCTTCTTTTAATTTTTGTAATTCTTCTAAATCTTCTACAATTTTCTTAGAACGAGTTGGTTCTATTTCACGATATAACTTTACTTTTTTAGATGGTTCTGTTTCTTTTCCATTTATGATAAGTTTTGTCATTGCTTATACCTCATAAGCCTTATAATGCACGGCCATAATCGGTTGCTCTCCAGTCGTACCAACACTCATATAAATTTCGCGTAAATATAGACCAGCAGGAATATAAGTTTTTGTTTCAAATTCAATTTCATGATCGTAATTACCTGTTGGAAAATATAAAGTACGCACATGTTTGCGGAGTTCTAAAACATCAACTCCTTTAACTAATCCATAATATTGAAACAAACCTAAAATATCATCTTTGTCTACAACTGCTAATTCACCATAATCTCCATCTATAGCATTACATATCCATAACCCGCCACCCTGAAGATAAATAGCATTTATAAGTTGAGTATCCCAAATATTTTGAGAATTAAGGGCGGCTGTACGACGCACGCCCCAAACCACACCATCTTCAGGACAATAAACAGTAGTCGGAGAATAGACGGGAACGCCTTCAGGCGATGCAGGAGTTTGAATTATTGCTGTCATATTTTTATCCCCTGCAAAAAGATTTCAAGGAAAGTAAATGAATTCAAGTTGTCGCGTATCGTGGCCTTGATGAAGTCATCGGTCGTGTATACACTAGCCTTGGCCAAGCGCATGTTCGGCGGGATGTAGAAGAAGACCTGGAACAGACTCGATGTACCCGCAATAACGTTGAAGCCA